GAAGTCTGAGTTGTTTACATAATGAACATTCTCTTTTTTATTCATGTTCACTCCTTTCATGCTGTATTATACCATAGTTTTCTGTTCATGTACACCCAGATCAATTGGGAAAAAACCGGTTTACAAGTATTAAAAAATGGTGTATAATCCTTTTAATACCCGGAGGGGAGAGAAGATACCCTTCAATGTAGATTCTTTTTCATAAGATCTGGTACTCCGCCATCATCTTCCATTACATCTTTCATAAAGTCTTTAAGAGCTTTACTAAAATCTTCACCGTCGTCGCGCGACGTACGAGTCACATTCTTTATATCATCAATCTGGTCTGTATAGTGCTTGATCATCTCTTCGGTTGGCTCAAGCTCGCACAAGATATGTTTTGTATTTATCGTCACCTCAACGTCGTCTTGAAAGGTCATGAATGGCCGAAAGTAATAACCTCTAATTCCTCGACGCGGATCCTCAAATTGAAGGACACGTACAGCGTTAGTAACGATTAACTTATTCTCTTCGTGCCAAACTACTTGGCATACGATCTCATCGTCATTCGTAAGTTTAAACTGTTTAATCAGCATCAATCTTTACCTCGTAAGTCTTATGATCGAAACGCTCACTCTCATAGATCTTCAACCTTTCTAGAGAATGGAGTAACGCGAAGTTTTGTTTTGACTTCCATGTCATATCATCACTGATGTCGATGAGTTTTGTTGGTCGACCATCATCGCTCTTTCTCAAGCCTCGACCAATACTCTGCAACACTCTAATCTGCGACTTCGATGGTGATGCAAATATAATATTATGTAAGTTCCTTATATTTATGCCTGTTGAAAACACACCCATTGAGGCGACGATGATAGCATCTTTTTGAGTCTCAGTGAGTTTACGAATCGCTTCTCGATCTTCTGTATCAGTTGATCCTGAGACAAAGAACACCTTACGATCTTCTGCTGCTTTACTCCGTACCATGTCGTAGAGAGGTTTGCCATGCTTCTCTACGTATTGAAAGAGGAGCAGTGTATTACCTTGTTGGTCGAGAGTAAGGTTTCGAATCAACTTATTTCGTTTAGGATTACGTACGATAAAGTCAATCTCATCTTGGTACTCTAAACCAACGTTCGCTTTACACACCTTATCATCATACTTGAGTACAAGCCGAGTGATGTGAAGCTGTGCAAGAGTATCGTTATCTTGTAGTTCGCGTGTAGTCGTGACCTTAAATGTCTTACCGAATAGACCCTGCAACACGAGCTCATGCGTTAAAGAACCATCTAATGTGCCTGTGGTGCCAAATCGATACTCAGCCTCAGTACACTTCTCCATGATAGTAGTCAACGACTTGGATTTAAATCCATGGCATTCATCTCCAAACACAGCGCCGAACTGCGTGAACCATGCCTGAGGGAACTTATAGATCGACTGCCAAGTAGAGATGTATACTCGCGAGTCTGCTTCTTTATCTTTGCCTGAATAGATCCTATGACATTCAGACTCTGAATTAAACGTATCGTTTGCTGCGTACTCTTTAAAATCTCCGTACATCTGTTCGACGAGAGACGTGGTGGGTACGATTACCAATACTTTTTGATTCGTATTTTCAAGGTACCAACGAATCAGCGTATATATGATAAGAGATTTTCCGGAACCGGTGGGAGATACGAGGATACCACGTTTACGATGGATGGCTGTGCATACAGCATCAAACTGATAGTCGCGAATAGCCCAAGGAAGGTTAAGACTTTGAACATATGACATGATCTCCTGTGCATTAACTTTATTTGCAGAGTCTGGACTGCCATAGTCCCCTTTGACAGACTCAAGTTCATAGCCTCTTTGTTCTGCAAACTTTAAGAGGTGATAGTATAACCCTGCAGGTAGACTACAGTTACGCTGGTTGTACAGTCTGATCTTTCCGTCCCATACTCGATTGCGATAAGCGGGCATAAACTTATACCCAGGGACATAAAAAGAAAAATGCTCGTTGAGCTCAGCCGAAGTACCAGATTCGCAATACACGCCTAAAGTGGCGTGGTTTAATTTCCAGACTCGAATTTTTTCCATTCAATAATATTTCTTATGTTTTGGTGTCGCCATTTGATATTATCTATGATGTCTTGCAAAGAGTCAATCGTGGTCTTATAGTAGTGGATCTTCTCTTCAGACTTCTGAATGTCAATGTCTGACTCATAGTAATAGTCCATGTCACCCTTTAAAGGCTTCACAAGACCATTGAACGGATCAGCAGCCCAACCTCTGTCTTTGAGATCTTCTTCTGCTAGCTTACCATTGTAGTATAGCCACTTATCTTTCAACAACTCTTTCTGCTTGAACTCTGCTCGCTTAAGCATAAGCTTATAGTTAGCCATCAAGTTTAGATACTTAGAGTGAAGCTTAGCCGAATTACGGCTTGCTTCATCAAGCTTCATGCCATCGATCAAGCAGTCGTTAGCCCACTCATCCAAGATGGTTTGAAGATCCATCATGATATAACTCCATTATAAAGATTGTGTTACTGTAAAAGATTCGGTGATAGCACCAGTAGTCTTATTTACACTCAATAGTTCAAAGTAAGTGAATCGAAATGATGCATTAAACGTGATGAACTCAGATCCAGTCGCAGTTGACTCGAACTGTACATCTCCTAATGCTGTAGGGATACAGTCACGATACCTTATCTGTTTGGTCGTCGTATTGGCGCTCGATAAGATATGTAATGTGATGTCTGCGGTGTGAGGAGGAGTACCTCTTGTCCTTTGTAACGGTGAACGCATGTCTTCGTCCAGTAGCCTACGAATCCAACTATACATCTCTTGATACCCGATCATATCTTCGTCTAAGATGACATTGGCCGAAAGCTCGTTAAAGGTGAGTTTGTCTCCAGGGAATGGGATGCCCGTGATTTTTCTGAAAGGCAACTCAGCAGCATTCATGATCATGCCAGGATGCGTAACATTCTGACAGAAAAATTCCAAGTTAGGATAATTCTTCCGGTCAAGCACGAGCTTGAAGGAAGTCGGTTGGAGATAATTGATATTAGTTGTGAGTGCCATAGCTATATTTATACATTATACCATAACCTCATAAAAAAAGGAACCCCCTTTCGAGGGTTCCTTTGAAAGGCCTTTTGCAGGCTCTTTTTACTCTTAGGCGAGGATGTTGTCCACGCGGAAGATACGGTAGTACTGGTTAGTACGAGCAGCTGCGAGGCCGTCGCGACCAGACATGTTGCCAACGTCCACGAAGGGGTTGGAAACCAGACCGTAGCGGGTCTTAAAGCCGATCTTCGGCTGGAAGGTGTTCTCACCAACGGCACGAACCATCGTCAGAGGAACGTACGGGCAGTAGAACATACCAGCGTCATAGGGGTTAGTACCCTTGTAGCCGACGGTGACATAGTCAGTCGTGGCATACGGATCGATGTAAACGCGAGTGCGACCGTTCAAAACACCAGCGAAGGTGTTACCGGTGTCGTCAACGCTCAGGCTGGTAGACATCGCAGGAGCGTAGTCCAACATACCAGAAGCGGCCAAGGCAGAAGCGACGTCAGAAGAGCAAACCAGGAAGTTGCCCTTACCACGACGGGTTTCTTTAGCGATAACGTTAGCTTCGCGCTCGATCTGGATGATCAAGCCCTTGAACTTCTCAACGCTCCAACGGCCATCGGCGTCGGTAGAGAGGTTGAAGATACCGTTGACTTGCAGACCAGATTGGCGAGCACCAATCTTAGCTTGCGAGTTCATGGTACGAACGACTTCGCGGTTGATTTCAGCCAAGATCTCGGTAGAGAGGATGTTGGCCAATTCGGTTTCGGCATCCAGACCATGGATTGCTTTCAGGTCTTGTGCCAATTCCAAGCTGTACTCAGCTTTCAGCGCACGGCTCTTAGCAGTAACCGTGGCTTTTTCGATGGTGAAGCCCATCTCAGCGAAGTCACGAGAACCGCCGTCACCCAAACCTTCAGCTTCAGTCGTGCTGTACAGGTCAGGCGTACGAGGAACGTAAGCACCGCCAGAGTCAACGATAGAGCTGTCAGCGTTAGTATCGCTAACACCTTCC